AATTCAAGATTTCTTATAATCTTCTTCTAAATTTACTTGACATTGGAGATAATAGTTTAGTAAAATTTGCAAGTCGCAGTATGGTTACAGGTGATTTAGAAAAACAAATGAAACAAAATTATTATAAAATGACGACATTAAATACAGAATTAGATAGTATTAAAAATTATTCTAGTAATTTAAGAACCCCTTTTGAAGTTTTACAACAATTTATCGAGTTACATAAAAACAAAGCAACTGCCGCAAATAAAAAACGTAAAGAAATTGAAAGACAATTACAACAAATTCATGATAATTATAAATTTATTGAACAAGATAATATATCTTATCAAAAAATTTCGATTAAACAAAATGAAATAGATGAACTACAAAAACATATAGATTTAACAAACTCATATATAAAATCAGGAGTTCATTCTGTATTAAACATTTTGAAAGAAGAAAATTTTATTGAAGGTGATTTTAATGATGAAAATTCTTTAAAATTAACTTTGATTGGACAAATTTCATCACAATTAAAAGAAGTTCATTGTTTGGTATTTGCAAAATTATTGGAAAATAAAGAATTAGATAATTTATCATCAAAACAATTAGTTTCACTGTTCAGTATTTTTACAAATATAATTGTTAAAGATGATTTTAAAGATAATTATCCAAAGACGAAGGATGATATAGTTAAAAATACAATAATAAAAATAACAGATAGCTATACAGATTATAAAACAAAAGAAACATATCATAATATAAATACTGGCTTTGATTATAATGTTCATTATGATTTGTTAAATTATGTTGATGATTGGTGTGATTGTGAAGACATTGAAGCTTGTAAATTTTTGTTGCAAAAAATAGGAACTGAAAAAGAAATTTTTTTGGGTGAATTTGTAAAAGCTCTTTTAAAAATAAATAATATTTCATGCGAAATGGAAAAAATCGCTGAAATGACTAACAATATAGCATTTTTAAGCAAACTTCGGGAAATACCAAATATGACATTAAAATATGTTGTGACAAATCAGTCACTATATGTATAAATAAAAATTGAATTAAAATATTATCATAAATATTATTACACATAAATATTATTACACGTAAATATTATATTTTACTAATGGGAATAGCAGGATCAGTAATAAATTTTTATAAACCAGTGATAGATTATTATGACCAAGAACCTAGTTATATACTTCAAATAGATATTGATGAACTAACGCAGGATAAATTATGGAATATAAGAAGAAAAATAAGAGATTTACCTGAAAATGATATAATAGACGGATATGTAGATAAAATTATAAAAACATTACAATATATTTTGGATAGTAACACTTCACCATTTATATCGTGTATAGATTATTATTTATTTACAATTTTAGACATTGAAACTTTCCAAATAAGAAATGTTAATGCAAAAAAAAATAAAATAAACAATAATATAAATATTCAAAAATATGTTTGTGTAAAATGTGATCTTGATAAAGTCTAATTGTTCAAAATGCTGTGTGAATATATATATATATATATATATATATATAATTATAAAAATTTAATATAAATCTAATATACATAGATAAATGAAATTATTTATAAGAACAATTTTATTTCATATACTATGTATTTTTATTTTTTCATTATTTTATTTTTATTTTCAAGACCATCTTCATCATAAATTTAGGACTGATTTTTGTTTTTTAGATTATTTTTTATTAAGCACAACTATTCAAGCGGGTGTTGGAATTTCAGATATATATCCAATTACAGCTTATGGTAAAATAATAATGATACTTCAACAATTTTTAATGATAATGACGCATGTATTTACAATATATGTATTTAATTTATAAAAAATATATTAGTATAAATTACTTTTACTATCAATTCTTATTGCTGTAAATAAAAATGTAGATTGTTCTTTTTTTTCTTTAAGTTGTTTTAATTGATAATATATTTTATCTATTCAAGGGTTTAAATGTTACAATAATTGAATTATAATGGAATTTATAAATAAAAAATATAAAATATTAAATAAAATAGGCTCGGGATCATTTGGTTCTATTTTTAAAGGACAAAATATAAGAACAAGTGCTTTTGTAGCAATAAAAGTTGAATCTATAAATAATAATACAAAATTATTAAAAAACGAATCTATTATTTATCAATATTTAAAAGGTTCGGAATGTATTCCGAATGTTAAATGGTTTGGTAAAGATGTGAATAATTACTATATGGTAATTGATTTATTAGGTCAATCTTTACAAGAAGTAAAGGATAAATATTATACTTTGCCATTAAATTTAGTATTAAAGATAGGAATTAAATTAATACATTTATTAAAAACAATACACGATAAAGGATTAATACACAGAGATATTAAGCCAGAAAATTTTTTATTTGGAGTGAATGACAAAAGCAAACATATTTATTTAATAGATTTTGGATTATGTAAGCCTTATTTAATTCATGACGTTCATATAAAAGAGAGAAAAACAAGCGGATTGATTGGTAGTAAAACTTACGCAAGTATAAATTCACATAATTTTATAGAACAAAGTAGACGAGATGACTTAGAATCTTTAGGATATTTATTAATATATTTATATTCTGGGGTTTTATCGTGGCAAAAAATAACTGAAACTACAAACGACTGTAGTATAAATCAAAAAATATTACATTTAAAACAACACATAATAGATATGAATTTGCCTAATGTTTTAGTAAATTATATTAACTATGTTAAAAGTTTAGAATTTAACCAAACACCCAATTACTATTCAATTATCGATAAATTCAATACAGAAATAGAAAATGTCTAAAGAAAAATAGTTAAAAACAAAATTATAATAAATAAAATGTCTGTTGTAGAAGGTAATCCAACATATGATAAAATGTCTGATTTTATTGTATCCATTTTTAATGTTTTTCAATCCGCAAATAAAACCGCAGAAAAGAAGAAAGATAAAAGAATGAAAATGATAGCTTTATTAATCTTTAATTATGTAAGAAAATTGGCGACAGATAATTCGGTTGATTTAAAAAATATATTTGAACCAGAAACCATTAATTTAATACCTGTTTTTGAGTATATAGCATATAAAAATATTGAGCTGTTTGATTTTTCAAACATTGATGTAAATGATGTTGATACTTCAAAAACTGAAGATTTAGAACGATTTGTATTAACTCATGTATATTATTTAACGCAACATATTTAAAAATTAATTGATATTAAATTAAATGGAAAAAATTATAGAATTAATTGATACATATTTATCAAATTATTCTACGTATAAAAATGGAAAGGTAATTTTTGAGAATGATTATTGTGAATTAATTTTTTATAAAATGAATAAAAAAACAATAGTTATTTATGGAATTCATATATTTCCAGAATATAGACAAAAAGGGTTTTGTAGAAATATATTATGTTATTTAATTGATAATTGTAGTAAAAAATTTCAATATATTTGTGTTCAATCTGTAATTTCAAAAATATTATATGAATATTTATTAAGATTCAAATATAATGGTAAGCATTTTGTTAATAAACGAACAGGTTTTTTTTGTAAATTGTAACCTATAAACTATAAAAATTAACAAATATATATTTTAGCATTAAACTATATAAAGACACATTGTTATTATAAATTATAATAATATGTCATCTAATACAGACGCTGTTACACATTCTTCTTCCGAACGCTTAATCGGACGTGTTAAGTGGTTCAATAACAAAGCTGGATACGGTTTTATTACCGTTACAGACGGAAGCCGTTCGGGGTCTGATATTTTCATTCACCATACCGCAATTGAGGTTGAGAACCAGCAATATAAGTATTTAGTTCAAGGCGAGTATGTTGAATTTAGTTTAATCAAGACTACTTCTAGTGTTCATGAATGGCAAGCATCTAGTGTAAATGGTATTAAAGGTGGTAAGCTTATGTGTGAAACTAGACGTGATTTAAAGTTATCTAGGTCCGCTTACAAAGTAACAGAACAACAAGAAGAACCGAATGTTACAATTCAGCAAAGACCTCCTAGAGACCCAGTCAAAAAGACCCAGCCAAGAATTCGTGGTGAAGGACCACGAGATAGTGAAAAGGGTGAATGGTCTGTTGTTAAGAATAAAAGTACAGACAATACGGTTGGAAAAGAGAAGACAACTCGTAAACCCTACACTCGCAAAGTTGCTAATGCTGTTGAGACAAAATAAAAAATTTATGATTTAGAAATTTAAAAAATATTTTTATTTAATATTTTTTAAAAAACTTAATTTATATATATAATATATAATGAGTACTGATACAGCAGACTATAAACCAAGTTCTCTTGTTGCTCAATTAGGCGGGGCTAAAAGAAAAAATGGTCACAAAGCTAATTGTGGTTGTCATATTTGCGAAAATATGAAAAATAAAGCTAAAAGAGGAGGTTATAAAGATGATATTGAACGAGAAAATCTTAAAAGAATGGGTGGTTCTAAAAAAAAGAATGGTCATAAACCTAGTTGTGATTGTCAAATTTGTAAAAATATGAAACATTCAAAAAAAGGAGGAGATAATAATAGCGATGAAGAAGAAATGTCTCAAAATGCGGGACGTAAAAAGAAAAGCAATGGTCATAAAATGAATTGTAAATGTCCAATTTGTAAAAATATGAAGAAAAGAGGAGGTAATAGTGGTCAAGAATCGGATAATGAAGAGCCAGACATTGAAAATCAATTAGGAGATAATAAAGACCTAGCTGAAAGTAAAATGACAACATCAGATTTAATGGATAACGAAAATGAAACATATAATTCGTTTGACGCAGCAGAAAAAGGGGAAGCAGGTCCAAATATAGTTGGTGGAACTCGTAAGAGACGTGGTTCTAGAAAATCAAATGGTCATAAAATGAATTGTGGGTGTCCAATATGTAAAAATATGAGACATGGAAAGAAAACGCGTCGTCATAGAAAACGTTCTCATAGACGCAATTAAATAAAATAATTTATATAAAATTTAATATTTATATAAATTGGTTTAAAGTTTACTTGATAAATGTAGTTATAGAATGAGTAATATAGTAAGTAACGAACATGTAGAAGTAGAAAATAACAATGAATTGTTTGAGCAATTTGAAGGCATTGTGAATGGTTTATGTGTAATTAAAACCCAAATCAGTAATCTTCAACAAAATTTAAAACAACTTGAGAAAAGTGTAAAGAAGCAAATGAAAGGATTAAAAAAGGAAGTTATTAAAAAGAAAAATAAGGGAAATAAGAAACCATCAGGATTCGCACAACCGTGTAAGGTAACAAAAGAACTATGTGAATTTATGAATAAAAATCAGGGAACCGAGATTGCGAGAACAGAAGTAACCAAAGCGTTATGTTGTTACATAAAAGAAAATAAATTAGAAAATGATTTTAACCATAAGATTATTAGTCCAGATACCAAATTAAAATTTTTATTAGGCATTGAAGATGGTGATGAACTTACTTATTTTAATATTCAAAAATATATTAATAAACATTTTATTAAAAATGTAGAAGCATAATTTTATACATTCGCCAAAAATGAAATGCGAAAATACTTATAAAAATTTTTCATTATAAAATAAAATTGAAATTAAAAATGTTAAATAAATAAATAGCATTTAACTCATCAATTTACATAAAATGTCACTGTGTTTTGACCGAACTAATGTTTATACTTTTGGACAAAGAAAGCCGATCAGTTTTAAATGTATAAAAAAACATTACTTAAAATATAATATAAATAAATCTCATTTGCACGATATAATAGAATTTTCCTTATTGGAATATTGTAACTTATCAGTGTTAGGTTACAACAATATGTCTGGCGAATTTTGGGGTAAAAAAATTTATAAAAATAATTATTTATTATATTTTAATTTAACTATAAATTCGTGTGGTTTTGACAGTTCAGAAATAATAATAACACCCTTAGTGGGTAATGATGAAGAAATTATAAATATTACTAATAATATTAAAAAAATGATTGATTTATATGATTCTTCTTTATTATAAAAAATACATATATGTTTTTATAATAATTTGTAATATTTTGTGTATATTTTTATTTGATAAACGTATGTAATCAAATACAACAATTGGTTTTACACCTTTTTACAATATATATTATAAAATGATACTTAAAGGGTGTGCACTACATTTTGTAGAGAGAATTGAAAATAACTGTAAAAAAAGTTCTCTTCACCTGAAGTGAAATATTAAAAATTTTGTTGGGAAAGTTTTTTCTATTTTCAAAAATGGACAAAAAAAATGTCCAAAAATGAAAACCTTGGATATTTTATGGCAAAAATATAATTTTGTGACCATAATTGAATTTTATCGTCTGGTCACAAAAAAAATGATTTTCATTTTGTTACGATAATTTTTTATTATTTTTTTTTAAAAGGATTTAGAGGTTTTTTTCTGTCCTCTAAATAGAGGACAAATGGATGACAATTTTACCCCAAAAAACCCATTGATTTTTTTGTGTAAAAAATGTGACTTTGTATCAAGTAATAAAAAAGATTTTGCTCGACATGTTTTGACACTGAAACATAAAAAGGAGACAAAATGGATGACAATGGATGACGCACCTAAAACGCCTACTTTTTTTGAATGTGAGTGCGGGAGCATATACAAATATCGTCAGGGACTTTGGAAACATAAAAAAATGTGTGTTACCCAATTCTCCCCCAAAAAACCCAACACGGAAGAAAAAAATAGTGAAATAAAACTTCTTACGAATTTAGTATTGGATATTGTTAAACAAAATAGTGAATTAACCCAACAAAATAGTGAATTAACAAATAAAATTGTTGATATTTGTAAAACTGGTCAAACAAACAGCATAACAAACTGTAATATAAACTCGAATAATAAAACATTTAATCTCAATGTATTTTTAAACGAAACGTGTAAAGATGCTATGAATATAACTGATTTTGTAGATTCTTTAAAGCTTCAATTGTCAGATTTGGAAAGTATTGGAAGATTAGGGTATGTAGAAGGAATATCTAATATTATTGTTAAAAATTTAAGACAAATGGACGTTCATAAAAGACCTGTTCATTGTAGCGATTCAAAGAGAGAAGTCATGTATATTAAAGATGAAGATAAATGGGAAAAGGAAAATGAAGAAAAGAAAAAATTACGTAAGGTGATAAAACGAGTCGCAGATAAAAATGCGAGATTATTACCAGAATTTAAAAAAGAACATCCCGATTGTAGCAAAGCTTCTTCAAAATATTCAGACCAATATAATAAGTTAATTGTTGAATCGATGGGAGGTTCAGGAGATAATGATGTTGAAAAGGAAAATAAAATAATAAGAAAAATAGCAAAAGAAGTTACAATAGATAAATCTTTAGGATTGGTCGATTAATATTTTATTCATTTTTATAAAATGCTTATTTTTATAAATTATAACAATGCTTATTTTTATAAATTATAACATATGAAGTCTAATTTTTCTTTTAAACTTTTCCTCATCATTAAATATAAATAATTTAAACTTTTTAAATGTAAAATTATCAAAATTTTCTCTCATAGTTATTCTTGAAGATAATTTTAAATCCGGAAGAAATACGATATATTGATATAAACCATCATTTCTATTTATTTTATCAAATAGATACCCATTATATTCTTTATCCATAACTTCTGGATTATTATGACATAAATCTAGAAGTGTACAATCACATTGAATTTTTCTAATAGAACGAGTTGTTGTATTTATATAATCAATATCGCCCAACCATTTATCATAAAAATTGCCAACATTTTCAGATAAATGAATAATTCCTGTAACTTGTTGAAATTTAATCATATTCAAAAGATCTACTAATCTTCTTATGGGGCTAGTGATATGTATATAAGCTTCTATATCTAATAATTCGTGTCTAGTGTCAATAATTTCAGAACCATTAATATATTGTCCTGACGCACTATTCCATATTTTAATAAATTTTCCTACATCTTCAGGAATCGTGTCAGGAATCAGAAATTCATTTTTAATTATTGTAGAACGAAATATTCCTGTTTTATATTTAATAAGATTTTTTGCGCAATGATAATTCATAAGAATCATTAAATAGCAAACCATCTCATGACTATTTCTTACATTATTAATATATGGTTTTTTTATTGATAGTTGATGTGTAATATTAAAAATATGATGATAATTTGTGTTTGAAAGAAGTTTATGATCTTCATAACAATAATTTTTAGAAACTTTAATAAAACAATTACTGAATTTGATATCAATAATTTCAAAATCTTTAATAAATAAATCCATCACAAATGCGATTCTAGTAACATTTTCTTGTAAACTACATAAACAATCTGACAAAATAGTTGGTAACATAGGTCTTTTTTTATCAGGAAGATAAATAGTTGAAATCCTACGCGAAAAAGAATCCCATAAGTTAAGAACATCCATCCAAACCGTAACATTGGCAATATATATGCTTAATTGATAGGTTCCATTTTCATTTTCAATTATACTAAATCCATCATCAAAATCAGCACTCTTTGGTGGGTCAATTGTAATGATATGCCATTTTTGTTGGTCAGTTCTATCTTCTATTGTTTTATATTTAGTTTTGATAGTTTCTATAATTGTGCTATGTGATTTATTTTCAATAGCTTTTGTAGCATCTTTATGAAATTTTTGAATTGACGCATTTAAACTTTTACAATATAGCTGATATTCATAAAAATTATCAAGAATATCAACAGTTCCAATAACATTATCCAGTTTTGCTCTTGGTTGTTTATCTTCCCACTGATCAAAAACAATTGTTACATATAAATTTTTTAAAACCTTTGAGAATGCCATATTTTTAATTTCATAAGGAACTAAAAAAGAAGGTAATCTCATATCATCAGGAATGCATTTATATAATAATCTTCCGGACGATTTAGATAATTTTTTCTCTCTTCCATATGTTTTATTTCCAGATAGTATCAAAACTGCGGGCATTGGAGGTCCAGACCTAATAGTAGAATGTAATAAATGAACCACATTATTTTCATCTCTTGTAAACACATCATTTGAAAATAATTTACATTCTATAGGATTTATATCAATGTTCATTTTATTAAAATTATATGTATCAAATACTTCCCATGAGGTATACGTTCGGTCATTTACGTATAGCTTATAACTTGTAATGCTCGTCATAATAATACTAGATATATGTAGTTATAATTATATCTTTAACTAATATTTATAAATATTATAATGTCAATACCAATTATATAAGTTTTTAAAAAAAATTGAAATTGAAAATGAATATAATTAAATTAGCATAGAATTATTAAAAAGGTGTCATCATGAACGCAGAAAACAGAAACAATATTACAGTTATTCCGCTGAATAGGAGGATGTCTAGAGCTTATAGACATTGTTCATTTTGTCAAGAACTTGGACATAATGTATCTCAATGTAATAATGATAGATTAATAGAGTTCGAAGTAGCATGTGCGAACCAAGTTCAATTTTTAAACACGCCAATTGAATT